TCGCGGCCTTTTGTCTTCTGGATATTTACTTTCGTAAATATCCAGCGCTGCCCTGGCAGAGAAAACAGCATATTTCACTAATGCTGTTTTTTTTAAAGACCTCGTTAATAGCCAGTTAGCCCATTGGTGTTTATCTTCAGTGATGAGATTATGAACGATAACATCAACATTAATCTCATCTTTCTGTTGAAGCTTGAACCAGGTAATGCCTTCCTCACATGCATTCTTTTTCAATAAAAAATCGAGAGTTACTTTAGTTTTTTTCATTTTTTTCTTCCATATCAAGTAGAGTTATTCCATGTTCTAAAATTTGCGTAAATATTTGGCGTCCTGCCGCGGCGGCGCAGGCGGCGCAGGCGGCGGCGGTGGCGTAGGAGGCGTGGGTGGCGTAGGAGGCGTGGGTGTGGGCGGCGCAGGCGTAGGTGGCGTGGGCGATGGCGCAGGCGGCATTGGCGGCTGCGTGGGCGTAGGAGGCGTTGATGGTGTAGGAGGCGTTGTCGTCGGCGTAGGCGTAGGCGGCGTAGGCTGCGTGGGCGTGGGCGATGACGGTAGCGGTAGTGATATTGTTATTAATGTAATTTTCTGCGGTCTCGATGGCATTTCGCGGCCTTTTGTCTTCTGGATATTTACTTTCGTAAATATCCAGCACTGATCTGGCAGAGAAAACAGCATATTTCACCAATGCTGTTTTTTTTAAAGACTTCGTTAATAGCCAGTTAGCCCATTGGTGTTTATTTTCAGTGATGAGATTATGAACGATAACATCAACATTAATCTCATCTTTCTGTTGAAGTTTGAACCAGGTAATGCCTTCCTCACATGCATTCTTTTTCAATAAAAAATCGAGAGTTACTTTAGTTTTTTTCATTTTTTAATTCATTTTTCAAAAAGATATCAATCGCTCTTCTGATTAATTTCGCCACCGATATTTCTGTATCGAAGGCCATCTTTTTTAATGACTCTATCTGCTCTGTCGTTAAGTGAAAATTAACTCTTTTCATGGGGATAATATACACACCTATTATCTATAAATCAAGCAAAAAAAGAAATTCTACCCATTCCACGGGGGGTAAGCCGGTAGATTTTTTCAATCGAACCTATAAAAATTATTATGATGTCATTTTTTGTGAAATTTGCGGAAGTTTACGGAAGTTTGACCCATTGTTTTTACATATAAAATTATATAACCTTTTGGTAAGTTTATACATATCATTTTTTTTTAGAAATTCCTGAAAATAAGGTTATGAATGGTTAAAAAAATTCAATTCCGAGATATTCTTCTTTTCTCAGGTATTTTTTTATTAGGTTATGGCCTTTATCTCTTTAAGCCTTGGGTATCCTTCACTATTTGTGGCCTGTTTATCATGATTGGCGGCTTTTTTATGAAAGAAAACTGAAAAAATGGGCATATTTTCAGGATTAAGTATCAAAAATTTGAGTCTGACAGATGAAAAAGCCTGGTATCCAAGCTTATGGAATCTTGTTGGATCAATGTCTTTATCTGGCGAAAAGGTTACTGAATCAACGGCGTTAACCTATGCCGCTGTCTGGTGCGCCGTTAATTTGATATCGGGTACAGTATCCACCTTACCTTTGCATTTACTTCGAAAAGAGCAAAATAAAACCATTACAGCCAAAAAAAATCGGATTTACAGGGTTTTACATGATGAATTTAATCCTATGATGACCGCTGAGACAGGCCGCGCGGTCATGATGGCGCATCTTTTGACCTGGGGGAACTGCTATGCCGAAAAAGTCGTCAATAATATGGGTGAAATTATTGAATTATGGCCCATTTCACCTGATCGGGTAGAAATAGAGAGCCTGGATAATCAGCAAATTATCTATCGCATTACAGTAAATAGGCAGCCATACAGATTAACCCGTGAACGAATTTTACATATACCGGGGCTCGGTTTCGATGGTTTTCAGGGTTATTCGGTTATTGCTATGGCTCGTAAGAGCATCGGATTGGCTATGGCTATGGAGACATTCGGTGCTCTATATTTTGGCAGTGGCACACATCCGGGAGTTGTAGTTAAACATCCTGGACAATTATCAGCACAAGGACATGATAATTTAAAAAAATCATTATCAGAAACTCATAGCGGTCTCGGACAATCGCATAAGTTGATGCTGCTTGAGGAGGGAATGACTATAGAGAAAATTGGCATTCCTCCTGAAGATTCTCAATTTCTTGAGAGTCGTCAATTTCAAATTCCTGAAGTAGCCAGGTGGTTTAATCTACCACCTCATAAGTTAAAAGATCTGACAAGAAGCTCATTCTCCAATATTGAATCCGAACAGATCTCCTTTGTAACTGATTCGATTTTGCCATGGCTCATACGATTAGAACAAAATTATGCCCTTCAGTTATTATCCTCAATAGAGAAAAAACAGGAATTCTTTTTCCGGCATAATGTTGATGGCCTTATGCGTGGGAATGCTAAAGACAGGGGGGAATATTATCGCACTATGTTTAATATTGGTGCAATGAGCATAAATGATATCAGAGAAAAGGAAGATTGGGACCCTGTTGAGGGTGGCGATGAGCGATTTATTCCTTTGAATATGATCCCACTAAGCAGATTCAATGAATATTTAGATCGGCAAAAGAAATCAGCTATAACTCCGAAGGAGGCAGGAGTATGAAATGGTACAACATTGTTAATAAATCAGACAAGGCTGAGATATGGATTTATGAGGAAATTGGGGAGAGCTTCTGGAATGATGATGGGATAAGCGCAAAAAGTTTTCAGAAAGAGCTTTCCGGTATCAAAGCATCTCAGATCGATCTGCATATTAATAGTCCAGGAGGACTTGTTTTTGAAGGTATTGCCATTTACAACCTCCTGAAACAGTATCCCGCAAATATCACAACCTATATTGATGGTCTTGCAGCGTCGATTGCCTCAGTCATTGCTTTGGCAGGAAATAAGGTAATTATGGCTGAGAATGGGCTTTTCATGATTCATAAAGCCTCCGGCATAGTTATGGGAACTTCAGATGATATGCGCGATTTCGCGGATAAGCTTGACAAAATTAATGGTTCAATCATCACGACTTACATTTCAAAGACCAAGAAAGATGAATCCGAAATTAATAATCTTATGGCCGCCGAGACATGGATGAATGCCAAGGAAGCACTCGAGATGGGTTTTATTGATGAAATTTCAGGGGAGGCGGATATGTCTGCGTGTGCCAAGTTCATCTCCGTCATGCAGAAAGCGAAATTTAAACATATTCCTGAGAATATCGCAGATAAAAAGTTAAATTTTACGGCACGGAATTTAGAGCACATACTCCGTGGTGCCGGAGTAAGTCAAAAGCAAGCCAAGGCTATTCTTGCGGGAGGTTATAAGGAAGATCAATGGGATGTTGACCTTCCTATCAATGTTCAACGGGACGCTGAAATAAAAATAACCATTCCTCCTATATCTGCTCAACGGGATGTTGAACAATCGCAATTAAAAAAGAATGGCAAAGTGGCAGAATTACTTACACGTGGAGAACTTTTACTTAATGCGTAATATAAGATATAGGAGGATTTTAAGTGAAAACTATTACTCAGTATAGAGAAGATATCAGAACTTTGATGAAAAAATCTGCCGAGATCGATGCAAAATGCATGGTAGAAAATAGAGACCCAAACATGGAGGAGATAAATTTTAAGAATGAGATTATGGATACTGTCAGTGAATATCAAAAAATCATTGATACGATGGAAAGGCAGGAGAGAATTGCAAGTCAACTTGAACAGCCAATAAAAGCATTGACGGTTCCATCTGGCAGAATAGTGGTTGGTGATGACAGGACAAGCAAGGATAAGTTTCATGCTTTCGGAGCGCAAATAGTCGCAATCATGAATGCATCCTTACCTGGTGGCCATGTAGATCCTCGGTTAAGAATATCTAATGCGGCCACAGGGCTTGGAGAAGCAATCCCGTCTGATGGTGGATTTTTAATACAAACTGACTTTTCTGCGGAATTATTCAAGGAAGTCTTCAAAACCGCACAATTAGCATCGATGCCAAGGCGAATTCCGATCAGTGGCAATTCAAACGCTACGACCATAAATGGTTTTGATGAAACATCCAGGGCCACAGGTTCCAGACATGGAGGAGTACAGGTTTACTGGATTGATGAGGCTGCGACAATCACCCCAAGCAAGCCAAAATTTCGGCAGATTGAATTAAAGCTTAAGAAAGTGGCAGGACTTGTATATCTCACAAGTGAGATGATGGATGACGCCGCTGTTTTGGAATCAGAATGTAAATCGGCATTTGTTACAGAAATGGGATTTGCCATTGACGACGTGATGGTTAATGGCACTGGTGCGGGACAACCATTAGGCATTATGAATAGTGGTAGTTTAGTTACGGTTTCAAAAGAAACAGGGCAGTCAGCGGCAACAGTAACTGCTGAAAATATCATGAAGATGCGAGCAAGATTATTTGCAGCTTCCAGAGCTAAGTCTGTATGGCTGATCAATCAGAATATTGAACCTCAATTACACTCCATGAGTATTGCTATCGGTACGGGGGGTATCCCTGTATATATGCCAGCCGGTGGCTTGTCAGGACTTCCTTATGATACTTTATACGGCAGGCCGGTTATGCCTATCGAGCAGTGTTCATCGTTAGGAACAATCGGAGATATAATTCTGGCAGATTTTACCCAGGGCTATATTTTGGCTGACAAGGGAGGCATCAAAGCAGAGATGAGTATACACGTGGCTTTTTTAACTGATCAGCAATGCTTCAGATTTATTCTGAGGATTGATGGTCAGCCGATACGGGCCACAGCTCTAACCCCATATAAGGGGAATGATACTCTTTCTCATTTTGTTGCGCTTGAAACCAGGAGTTAATAATTAATCATAAACAAGTAGCTATATAAGAATAATATCATGGCTTCGGCTATGGTGAAAAATAAGGAGACTTTATATGTTTCATTTAGCCAATAATGGGCACCTGGTAATGTGTCTGGGTGTTGCGCCAGCGCACGAGCTCAATGGTGCGGATCATCACTTTGCCGTAGTTAATATGGAGGATTGGAACCATGTGGATTTTGTTGTTTTTTTTGGGGCATCTCCGAGAGCGGCAGCAGTGATTACGGTGGAATCCTGTAGTAACTGGACAGATCTTGCTGGTTCACCGACGACAGCGACAAAAATTCCATTCCAATATTACCAGAGATTGACGGCACAGACGACAGCAGGAAACGATGTTGACAGCGCGATTCAAACTGTGAGTGTGGCCGCGACAGGTCTTATTCCCACGGCTGGTGTTGATAATATTCTCTATATTATTCCACTTAATTCCAGCCAATTGATCTCCGGGCATATCGGATTCAGGCTTGATATTGTCAATGCCGGCGCAGCATGTCTTGCCACTGTCTTTGCTGTTTGCAGCGAAGGCAGATATGTCGGTGAATCACGTCCGACTGTGATGTCTGCATAATATGTAAATAAAAGGAGAAATCTGATGAATTATAATGAATCGACCAGGCAGAGAATTGCCGATATAATTCTCGGTCTGCATGTTGAAACTACGGCTGGTGTTCTGGTTGCTGCAAATTTTACAGCAACAGTCCAGACGGAGCTATTCAATATATATGGCCGTATTGGTATCAAACAATTATTTATCGAGCTTGTCTCGGCAGCCGACGCGAATGCGACAGTCGTTGCGTTTAACTGCACTTTCACAACCCCTGTAATCGCCCTGAATGGCATGTGCGCGAATTCGGCCAGTATTGCAAGTCTGGGGGCTTATGGAAGAATCGCTTTCGTTGGCGGTGCGGTAGCGACGCTTGCAATTATTACGGATTCTGCTGGTTTAACCGATGTTGAAGCTGCGGGGAAAATGCATATTCTCGGTGGAGTATCTTCGTCAGGTGTTCTTACGGCTGGGACTATCGGAATGCTGGCATCTACCGCAACACAGGCCGCAACTATCGCCGCGACAGCCCATATATGGTATGTCCCAATGTGCCCTGGAGCTTATATCACAGCCGCTGTGTAGGAGGTCAATATGACCATAAGGGCAATTAGCAGTTATAAACGCTTTATCGGTTTATCGACTGATACAAAGCCATCTGGCATTTCTCCCGGGTCGGAATTTTTTGAAGTTAATACTGGCCAGAAATGGATTTTTGACGGTAATAATTGGGTTGAGGATATATCGTTAATTTATGCGCTGTCACAGGCGCTTAAGGAAAGGACTTAATATATGCAGGCTGAAGCACGGGTCGGATTAATATCCGCAGCATCCGGATCAGTGAATCCTCTCAGGAGCAACATTGAGGGGGCGCTTGTTGTTCAGGCTTGCGGCGGGAAATATGCTGAGGCAACCAATAATGGTCAGGTTTACCATATCTGCAATCAGGCGGCTGTGGCGCTTACGGCAGCATTAACTACAACTTATACCGGGCTTGTAATCGGCAATGCAGCAGGCACAGGGAAAAACCTTGTCATGCTCGGATGCGGTTATGCCTGTACGGTGGCCGTACCTACGGCGACAGTCCTTGGCATTATGGGCGGCACAATGACGGCTGTAGCCTCAGCCTTAACTCCGGTTAACTGCAAAATAGGCGGGGCTGCTTCGATTGCCTGGGCCGAAGATAGCTGCACAATTGGAACTCCTGTACTCTACAGGGCTTTTGCCACTGCCTGGACGGAGGCAACAACCGTAGGGACATTGGGCCATCCGAATTGGATTGATCTTGAGGGATCAATCATCGTGACTCCCGGCTCTTTCGTCGCATTCTATAGTGCTGCTGCTAATACAGCAGCCTTCTTACTGTCGTTTTTATGGCAGGAAGTTGATGCGTAAGATTTTATCTATAATCAGGGGCAGGATAAAACCTGCCCCTATTATTTAAGTTAAAAAAAAATAATATGAAATGTAAATTAATTACTGCACCGACCATAGAACCTGTTGATCTGGCATCTCTGAAGCTTCATCTCTGTATCGACAGCGGTTCTTTTTCTGAAAATATCGATGAGACGATATCCATAGCTCCCGGTTCTTATGGTGTTGACTATGAGTTAATGACTCTTGATGTTGCTCCCGGAGGTGCAGGTTGGGCGATAGGCAATACAATTACAGGAATAACGAGTATCAAAACATGTATTATCGTTACGATCATTACGACCTTAACATATATTGTCAAAAGCAGATCGGGGGCTTTTACTCTTGGTGAAGTGCTTACTAATGGCACAGATACTGCCGATCAGGGAGCTGCTAACCCCAC